CAGAAATCTACGTTTCTTTCTATGGAAATATTGTAGGTAGAAGCAGACATGGCGCGGCCTTCTATGAATTTACACAAAAAGCGCATCATAAAGATGCGCTTTCACAGTTAAATTTAATTGTTTTTTAACCTTGGTATCCAGCAGTATAGTAACCAGTGCCAGTAAGAAACAAAATATCAGTTAATCCGCTTTTTGCGACAGTTTGAACTGGCTTTGCCTGATACATATTATAAGCATAGACAAGTTTATTTAATTCTTCAATATGATCTTTTGACAACTGTCTAAATGTTTTGCTTACTTCATTGCTGTTTACGAAAGAAACAGAACTGTCCTCGTCGCTTACAGAAATAATCGCATTTGTTGAAGATGAAGCAATTGTTTTAATTGCATTGCGCGATTTCTTTTTATAATATTGCGAAAGATAAAGGTGCTTAAAAATATTTTGCTGCTCTTGATTAAAGTCGCCATCACCAGATAAATCAGAGTAAATAAGATTATTAAGCTCGCCAACGTTTGCGCGAAGCCAGCCAGAAATTGAACTCAAATTTACTTCATTTGTATCGGCATCAAATTCGTAAAAAAAGATGCCACTAGCGATGTCGAATAAATTAGCCATTTAAAATTTTTCCGAGTTGTTCTTTTTGCTCTTTTGTGAACATCTCTTTTGTTTGAGGTTGAGGAGAAAAATGTCCTCTGCTTTGTCCATTTTGAGTATCGAATTGCTTGAGCAAGCGAGTTCTGATCGCCGCCATGCTTCCAGATGAATCTACTTTCATCTTTCTTGCATAAGCTTGAAGCTCAATGATTCCTAGCTCATTGATATTTTCTTCAAAAATTGTGCGATTAGCGGTGCCAAAACGATTAACTTCTTTGATTCCTAATGCCGTCTCAAGCTCTCTGATTTTAGAGCGGTATTCTGGTGAATTTTTATCTGCAATTTTTTCGATTTGTTCAAAAAGACCACCATTGCCTTCATTTGTTTTTCCAGTAGAGATTTCCATACTAGATGGTAATGTAGTATTTACACTTTTCCAGACTATAGAGAATAAAAAACCCGCCCTTTTTGGGGGCGGGTTTCGAAGCTTATGAGAGCTTATCAGACGATCTTACCAACAAGCGCACGAACGTCGAGGATTACGCGGCCTTCCTCAAGGGAGCCGAAGTAACCGATCTTGTTCTGACGGATGCTGTATTGATCATCAGCGACGAGGGAGAACTCAGAGTTGGAATCTGGGTCAGTAGCGACAACACGGAGAAGTGAGTCGCGGCTGCGGTCGATGCCAACAAGGATTTCCTCGGTAGCGCCAGCGAAGTCACCGCTGCTACCACCAGCAGCGGTAGTGTAAGCGGTTGCGCCAGCGGCGGTGTCGAAGATAGTGTTGAACTTCTGGCCTTTGCCCATTTCATTGAACTCAAGGATGCTTACACCGTAGAAGCTGGGGATACCAGCGCTACCGTAGATAGCAGAGCGCATTTCATCAGTGGCGGGAATACCAACAGTTGAACCAGTTGGGGTTCCACCAGTGCCAGTGATACCGGCAACGGTGTTGACTGGGTTGTAAGCCATTGCACGAATTTGCTCAACAACTTCTGGAGAAACAAGAAGGTCAGAGATACCAGCGCGAGCGCCAGTAGCTGGGGTGCCTTTTGTCCAAGAGGTGTTGATGCGCTTTGCAAGGGTCAGAAGCTCGTTCAGGTCAGCAAGAAGGAAGCGACCGCTTTGATTGGAGCGTTGAACGTGAGCTTTGCCATTGGTTGAAGCAGCGGCGAGAGTGCTCATTACAAGAGTAGCGGAAGTGCGCTCTTGCTTGAGAAGAATCTCTTGAGCCATGCGGGTGAAAGTCTTGGCGACTACATCCATACGATGCTTTGCAGCATAGCGACGGTCGAATGAAAGGGCGCTATCTAATGAATAGGTAGTGACCTTCATTTCTGAAGTAGTTGGAAGAACTTGGTTGGTGGGAAGACCGCCAGCGACGGACTGGGAGTATACAGTGATGTAGTCCTCGTCAGTGATGTCGTAGTAGAGGTCAAGAGGAATGCTGGGATTATCGTCGGCGTTGAATGGCAGGCTGGTGAACAGGTTGCTCAGTGTAGGAGCATTGTTTACTACCTCTGCGAGAACGGGACCAATGAATTCAGCGAGTGCGACTTGAGCGTCATAAGCAACGGTGCGATTACGGCTAGCCATTGCTTTAACAAGCTCAATTTGTTCTGGAGTGCGCTTTAGTGTGATTTTCATTTAAGTAGGTTCCTTTCTATTACATGCGGAGGCCAACGACAGCGAATACGCCAGAGAACTGATCAGGGTTGCTGGTCAGGTTGGAGCGTGAGCCGGTGCCGAGAACGATACCGAGTTTACCATCATCAGTGTGGGCGCAGCCAGTGATCTTGCCGCCGTTAGCGGAAAGCTTGAAGCCAGAGCCTACAGTGAGGGTGCCATCGATAGCGTCTTTGGAAAGAGTGAAGATACCACGGGTAGCGACTGGAACGGCTTGGCCGGGCAGTACGCACATAAGCTCTTCAGCTTTTTGACGATAATAGAGAAGCTTTTCACCGTTTTCGTCGAACTTTGCAGTCTGACGGAGGGTGAGACCAAGGCAGTTGGTAAGGTCGCCAGAAGCGGCGGGAGTTACCTTGAGATTTACCTTGGGGTATTGGTTAACACCGACAAATGGGAAGTCGGTTTTGCCGAGATAAGAGTCAGAACCGTATGAAACAGGGTCAAGGTCAAAGTTGCCAGCGGAAACTTTAACGAAAACGCCTGCGTCACCAGTTCCAACGCCGGTTACATTCTCATTGACGGCAGCGTCAACGAGAGCGTACATGTTTACTACATCATGATCGTCATATTGACGAAATGGTAGGAGACGGATAGCCATATTATGTTCCTTTAGTGTTGTTTACAGTTAATTTTTATTATTTAGAATAGCTTACGCTAATATTTTCACGGGAAAACGCTTGAGCGAATTTCTCACGTAAAGATTTTTCGACAGAGACTTTGCTCTCTGGAGCAGTATTGGTAGCCTTTGCATTTTCCAGCGCAGCTTCAATATTTGCCTGCTTGTCTTCTGCTTTGACTTCGGTAGTAGCGGAAGCTTTGCTGACTTCTTTGAGGCGAGCCTCAACTTGTTCAGCGATCTTCTTTTCGATCTCCTGAGCTTGAGCTTTGATAAAGTCTTTGTTCTTGTGCTTCCAAACGACAGCGAACTTTTCTTTGTAAGAAGCAAAAGCCTCTTCTGCTGAGTCAAGAGCTTGAACTTCACCAATGACAACCTTGCGGTCTTCATCAGAAAGCTCGTATGCAGCATCAAGTTCTGCAACGCGAGAATTGATGCGAGCAACTGCCTCTTCTTGAGCTTTGGCAGTTTTAATCTCGTTAAGCTCTGCTTGAGCTTTCGAAAGCTCTGACTTGATTTGTTCTACGGAAGCGATTGTCTCGTCGTACAGTTTTTGAGCTTTTTCTTTAGCTTCTTTCTCTGCGGCGATAGACTCGCGGTACTCTGCGTCTTTCTGTTTGATGGCTTCAGCAAAATGATTGGTCATTGAAGCGACAGCCTCTTCACCAAACTTCTTCTCCAGAAGAGCAGACTTTAATTCTGCGATAAGTTTTTCTAAGTCCATATGGTTTATAGTTTTTACATTTTTTATATCTAAAATGGAATTTGATTTTTTATTCGATATAAAAGCTTGAACTTCCTCAAAGCATTTTGCATTAAGGGTTTCTTCGTTTTCTTCATCATCCTTCTCCTCTTTTTCGTCTTCAATTGAGATCATAGGAGTTTGGTCAAATGCAACAACGCCATTGACTTGCGCTGCTGGATTTGTTGTGAATCCGCCACCGAGCGGATAAATATCGCCAACGATTAATCTGTGGATAGGAGTTCCATCTTTCATTTTACCGGAGCCTCCTTTTGATTTTAAATAAGGCATATATTCATTGATCTTTTCTGGATCAGTGATGATATCAGCCTCTTTTAAATACGAACTTCCAAGAGCTAAAAAGTATTTGCTAAACCCAATTTCCCAGCTTGCTGAAATAGAATTGTGGAAAGTATCTTTGGGGTCAGAGTTTCTAAGCATCAGTTCTGCAAATTTTTTATCAACAGTCTTGTAAACAACACCAGCAACAGAAAGATAAAATGGGTCGAGTGTTTGGCCCGCTTCTGTTTCTGTCATAAATTCATTAGTCCCCATTTTATTAAATGAGACATTAGTGATATGACCAACAACTCGCTCTTTGTTATGTTCTATATTAAGATATTTATTAAGGAAGCGCTTCGCAATCTTTGAAGCTGTAGCTCCAGAAATTCCATCCCCATTTGAATTAATCATATTGGGAACAGCCAAATTGAATGAAACGCCAAGCAAGTCAGGATTTTCCTCAAAATCGATTTTGGGAGAAAGCTTCTTAAGCTCGTCCAGAGACGCTTTGGAAACTTGAAATTTTTCGTGCCCAAATGGGTAACAAGCAAAAGATGTCAAGTCTAAAGTCGTTTTATGCTTATAGGCCATAGGTTACTTTACAGCAGAATGGTAGAAAATAGCCGCAGAATATTCCTCTAGCGCATATTCTTCCGCAGTGTCCAAGATTTCTTGCATAGGCGAAAGCGTTTCAATATGGTCCATATCATTAAAACATTTCTGCAAATTAAAAACCCAATCTTCTCTGTTGCTAGACGCGACAATCTTCTTGCATAGCTGAGTTACGCTTTCATTCTGCTGCTCGTTTAATTTTTCTACTTTGAATCTTTCCGCCGCAAAAGATACTGCGGATTTCATGAATGTATCAATCTCATATACTGTAGACTGAATATCTTTTCTTGAAGCTTGGGCGACCGCTGGTCTCCCAGCAGTGGAATTTGTAGGAGCGCCTGTTGGAGCGCCGACAAACTCCTCGATAACTGGAATGCCGCCAACGATTGGATTGTAATGGCCCTTTTTGCGCTGCTCGAAAAGAGCATCCTGCGCGGGCGCGAGTTCGTCCGCGCTTGGCAACTTGCCAGTTCTAATAGATTCGATGCCTTGCTCTGGAGACAGAACTCCGATTTCGATCATTCTGCTGATCGTTCTCATATATTCTGTTTCATTCTTCAGGTCAATCTCAGTAAACTTTGCTGTTGGATATGCGCGAAAGCCAAGATCTTTAGAGATCCTTACTATCTCTGGTTGAAGAATATCATTTAAGAATGCATTGCGAGATTCTTTGAGCCTCTCCATGAAGAAGCTGATTTTCGCATTTGCTCCGTTGTACTTTTCCTCTCCAAGCATAACATTCATCAATCCTTCTTTAATATCTCGATCTAATACTTTATATTTTTCCTCTCCGACAACTTTCTTAAGATCAGGAATAACAAATTCTGCTCTTGTAGTATAGTCAGAAACAAGAACGCGCCCAACACTCTCATTCATGAAAAGGTTTTGCATGGCGGTCATGTTGGCGGGATTGATTCCGCCCTTGTCTGGGTCCGAGCCCATTGTGATAAGCAAAATAACATTCTCAACAGTGCGTGCGATAGCCTGATCAATTCTTTTTAATTCAATTTTAGCGTTTACATCTTCCAAAACTGGATAACAAAACGGAATAGCAAAAGGCTCATAATCCTGCTTCTTGTAAAAAGAATAAGTTAAAAACTTTGGATCTAATTTAATCTTTAAGCCGTCTCTAAAGTATTGTTTGTTCTTAATTTTCTCTCTCGTATCTGGATCAAGACCGTTAAGAAGCTCAACGTCTGCATCGTCTTTTGGATTTTTTAGTCTTTCCAACTCGTACTCAGAAAGAATTTTTTCGTACACAGCATCTGCGAAAGAGCTAGAGATGGTAGTTACGATCTCATAAGGATTGAGCAGAATATAGCGGAGAGGAACCTTGTTATTCTTGATTCCATTTTCGCTGAAACCAGAAAGAAGCTTGAAATCTTCCGCATTAAACTTACCGTCGATTCTGTAATAAAAAATATTACCGCTTCTGTAATACTCGCGGAAGTACTGGTCTTTCAGTTTCCAAAGCTTGATCTTTTCAAACCATTTGTAGAAAAACTCTCTGCTTCTTTCAGTGCCGCCTTCTAAATAAATATCAGTATTGGCAAACTCTGTTTGGATATCGATTGTGTTTCTAACAATAGCGACATTAGCGTATGCCTTCTGGCACAGCATAATTGCATCTCTTACGTCAATGCCATCTTTTGAATAATCGAAAGGTAAGAGCCCTTGGCTAAGAACAGTATATCTGCCAGCCAAAACATCAGTGCCGTTTCTTGGAACTCTTGTATTGGTGCCCCCGCCAGAACTAGCTCTTGAGGCTTGAGAAATCTCTTTGTAAAACGGCTCGCCAATAAGTTTTGGCTCTGCGGTGGCATTGGAAAACTGAATTGGGGCTGAATCCTTCTTTCTGTTCCAATAATCAGATTTTTTATTGTATTGGCGCGGCATCTTTTATATTAAAGATTACACCAAAAGTATCAAAAGTAACTTAAAAGTACTTTTTTACCGAGCGAAAAATGGGGTGAAAGTACTTTGAACAGATTCAACCTTGGCTTCCATCATATCAAGATATATTTTAGTCATCCAATTGCCTAAAACTAGGCAAGAGTAAGAGTCTTTTCTTGTTTTTTCTGCGCCATTTTGTTTTTTAAGCTCTACTGGCAAATCAAAGCTTTGGTGCCCATTAGCAGTCGTTGTTGGCATAATCAAAGAGCATTGCGCCTTCACAAGTTCAATAAGATCAGCTTGATGATCTACAAAATCTACCATTTTAGCTTCCACTCCTTGCCCTTCCTCCTGATCTCTGAAAAATTTTAAATTTTTAATTGGTATAGATTTAGATTTCTGAGCGGTAAAGTCATTATCGATAGCCTCTGCGGCAAAGAGAATCTTTCTATGGTCAAAATTAGACTGGAGCAATTCGTTAGCGTATCTTATCCAGCCGCTTGTAGGAACTCGCAAATAACAGATTTTATTTGTACTCCTGTTGTAAGAGTTTCTAGCTTTCCGCATCTCGTCTTGATAAGTTTCCGGTGAATCAAAATCGCCTTCAAAGATTTTTACGTTAAGTTTTGCTTCTTTGAATAAATCACTCTCATTAGCAGCGTTTATAAATTGTAATCCACCGTTGTAGTCGCCGCACATCGCAACAACATTGAAGTTAGTCAAAAGATAATGCAGATATTCTATGTGCTTTCTTAAGTTAGCGCCTGAAACTGCATAGTTATGAACAAGAATTCCTTTTCTGCTGCCCTTATCTAGCTTAATAAGATTCATTGCGAAGTCGTCAGAAGAATCTGTCTCTGCCCAAGATGGGTCGAAGCTTAAAATGTACTCAGCGTTCTTTTCCCCTGCCAGTTCAATGCATTGCCCTTCGCCAGCTTTGATTGTGCATTCGTGCATCTTGCTAAGTTTGAAGTAACCAGAAGAATCATCTACGAATTGAGAGCCGAACTCGCGCTTAAATTGCGACTCCGACATTGTTGACTTTGCTTGCGTCAACAAACTTTCGTCGTATAAGCCGTGAGGCGCGATATCATACGAAAAGTGCAGGATCGCTCTTGTCGCGCCACCCTTACCATCTTTTTCTGGAGTCTCTATCAAATTTTCGTACTGCTTGTAAAGCTTGTACATATATTCAAACTGATAAGATGCGGATGATAGAACAATAATTTTATTGTTGGGCCATTTGAACCTATCTTCCTCCGTCATCTCACCTCTTTTGATTAGCTCAGTCTCCAAATCGTAAACTTGTTTTCTTTCTGTTGGGTTCTGCACAACAGACAAGAAGGGAATAATAACTTCATTAAAGATTCTTTCTGGCATTAGCAAGAATTCGTCGATCATCATTCTGTGGAAGCGAAAGCCACGAAGCTTTTCGCCATCGCCAAGAGGCAGGCATGTAATTTTGCTTCTGCCTATTTCCATCGTCCATTCGTCTGAGCTTTTTGTGACTTTGGTAATGCACTGCTTCAAAAATACCGCCTGCGGCTTTTCCGCAATTTCTTCGATTTTTTTGAAAATCATTTTTGCCTGACGGAACGTTTTACTTACAATGCCAACGTGAACACCTTGGTTTAGTATTGCGTCAAGCGATGCAAAGACGGCGCAAGTAAAGCTCTTGGATAGTCCACGACTCCAGACCATCATAGAATAGTCTGTTTCAAACATCGTCTTAATAGCCAAATGCTGAAATGGGAAAAGCTTAACCCCACAAATCATTTCCGAAGAAAACGAAATGTTGGCGCGAAGAAACTTATAGAGAAGAATTTTAGCTTCTCTTTCTTCCAAGAATCCTTTTTTTGACAGGATTTCTTCGTTTACGTTGCGAAACTGTGCTTTTCTTTTTTGGTTTCCTTCTGTCCAAGCCATGATGAATCCTTGTCTAAAAAATATTGAATGTCCACATCCCAAAGAACGCTGCCCATTGCAACTAATTTAGGAATTAAAATTTCGCTATTTACCCTGTTGCCAGAAAATATAAATTGGCAATAACCCGCAAACTCATGTTGCAGCAATCTCATATTATGATAAATAAATTTAAGATTTGCCTTATGAGGAGTAAAGTCGTTGTTGTTTTTTATCCGCTCAAGGGAAGACTCGACAACGACATACAAGTAAGACTCCATTTGTTTGCACCTTTGTATTTCGCGCCTAAATCTTTCTAAGTTTTCTCCAACAAGAGTTCCTTTAAAATCAGACTCGGACTTTCGGTCTACGAAAGTTTTTGTGTAATGCGCTCCACTTGCTGTATAATCTCCAAAATCTAACTTAACATTTCTTTGATTTTTAAATGTTAGAGGCTGCTGCTCTCTTGTATCTACAAAAATGTTAACCTCAGAAAAATCTTCATAAAATTTTTTGGGCAAACTTCTTCTGAACATTGGATTTACTCCAATCTCATCGCAGACCTTTGAATATGAGCCGAAATGCTTCTTGTATATGTCAATCGAAGGCATGTCGCTAGTCTCAAGCTCCAAATGAAACGGAGCGTAATTTAATTCTTTATTCTTAACTCTATTCGCAAGCATTTTTTTGACATATTCCTTAACGATCTCTGGCGATTCTATTTCGCACCATCTTAAAAGCTGCTCTCTATTATCAAAGTCTTTATCAAAATAAGACTCTTTATCTTTAAAAGCTAACAGAGTCCCAGTTAAAAGATTTTTCTTAGGGTGGTGCTTTCTGTAATAGTCTCCAAGCGAGAACTTGTGCTTCTTGATATGGGTGTGCAAAGCCCTTTCGCTTTTGAAGATGTTGTTACATTCTAGGCACTTAGACTGCATCATTTAATGATATTCCCATGATGCGAGCTTTCCATTCCACCATAGATTCCATCTTTTGCGCCTCGTCCATTACTAGCGACTTTTGCATTTCGGCAATTTTAATCATATTAGCACGCTCTTCTTCGTCTTGAAACAATTGGACAATAGAAAGAATCGACGCATTTTCTCTTTGCCTTGAGGAGATTCTTTCGCGTCTATCGCCCTGTAACTTTTTGATCAAGCTTTCTACGCGACCTTCGCACTGGTGATACTCGCTGCTCTTGGCCTTGATAATTTCAGCCAAACGAATGCTCATCTCATTCTGCTCTTGAGTCTCCTCAAACATCTTGTTCAGCTTGTCCAAGTGTCTGGACGTAGTTTCAAGATTAATGATTTCTTTGCAAACATTCATGTACAAGTTGACCTCATCAGCGGTCAAGTCTGGCTTATCCCAAGTCATTCTAATAAACTCTTGCTCAAAAATATTGCGATCTTCGTGAGAAGTGTAGCAGTTTATAATTTTCTGAAATCTAGAGTTCGCCAAATTGATGGATAGTTTATCCATGCATACTTTGTGATGTCTTGTTAGCCGTTCCTTATCCAGCTTCTCACCAGTTGCATCATTAATCTTATTAATAATACGCTCTGCTGAACGAGGGACTTGATATCTTACAAAAGCCGCATTATCTGATTCAGAGTTGTTTTCACAGCCAGAGATTTTAATGTAGTTACTTACCGTTCTATGTTCAGACCCCATTGCCGCAATTGACTTTCCGGGGTAAAGAAGTTCTGCGATTTTTAACGAAGACACGCCGTCCCTAGCTTGGCCCTCTATAAACTCCTGTTGCTGTTTGGTAAGGGGCAAGTCTCCAACTTTTTCGTACTTTGATGTCTTATATTCAATTTTATTTGACCCCAAGAAAGATCTAATGGCAACGCCTTGTTTAGTTCTGCCATCCAACGTTTCATCATTGAAGAATTTGCGAGTGATGGTGTTTAAGTCAGGGAACTGCTGGGCAAGCTCTCTGATTTTCTTGCCCTCCTCTTCAGTAAATGTTATTTGATTTTTATTGGTAGCCACCTAAAATATCCTCACTTTGTAATATCTTAATTGCCACTGAGCGAAATAGCTTTTTAAGATTTTTAATTTGTTTATACCCTGCCTTTTTGCCCTTTTCGTTTGTTTTGTAGCCCATCTCTGCCGCAACCTTCTCTTCGTCAGCGCCATCGATATATAATCTAGAATATACTTTGTATTGCTTAGGCGCTAAACGATGCTTCATTTCTTCGTGAAGCTTCTGTGCGCTACCTAAAACATCAAAGTTCAAATCACGCATTCCCTGAACCGTCTCAGAGTGATTTTCTGTGGAGACGGCGAGCTTCACATCATAAGCGCTCTTCTTTGTCTTTTCCCACTTTGAATACATTGGGCACTCAGAGCACTGGAGGCCACTAGGAGTTATTGAGCAAGCTGGCGGCTCATTGCCTTGGTTGTATTTGCACGCCAAACAAGGGCGCACATAATTGGAATAATTGTTCCGCAATAAATTTTTGATTTGATTAACCGTTATTCTTGAGATCCAAGGCTCAAGCGGGCGGTCTTGCTTCCACATCTTCCATTTCTTGGAAATATGAAAACGGATAATCTGAGCAACATCATCGTAGTCCATCCAAGCAATCGCTTTTAATTGCCAGATGTACCTGTGCTTTTCGATGATTCTATCTATTACGTCCTGCTTGTCCTCGTATCTAATCTTGCGCCTCAGCTTTGGTTTTTCCATATTTAGTGGGTGACAAGCCTTCTATCCCACTTACTCTTTTGGACGCAAATTTCTTAACCGAGGCATTTTGAGGGTTACGAGTTAAATCATCTAGATTGAAAGTTCTAAAACTTCCTTCAATTTCTACTTCCAAATCAAGCTTGTCCAATTGTGGCACTTCCTGAACGTTGGAATGTTCGTCATCCTCTTCTTCTTCCAGTTCTACTGCTCTCGCTTGAGGTTGCTTTTTAGCAACGCTTTGCGCGATTTTACCATTCATAGAACTTCCACATTTGGAACAAAAATTTGGAGCAAACCCAGCGTACTCATGCTTGCTCCCACAATTACTACAGAACATTAAGGCCATTTTATTTCTTTTTATCCAGATCGTTGACTTTGTCGTTGAGATTCTCCAGCTTTGTTAATATTTTAGTTATATCTCTTTGTATTTCAACCATCTTATCAGTATTAACTGGGGCTCCGTCATCATCAACGATCTTGGATAAACGCCTTGAGATGCTTTTTACCTCATTATTTACATAGGCCATTTGCTCGGCCTGAACCTTAATTTCCCTAGCAACTGGTAAAAAGTCTTCCTTTTTTACGTAAGTAGCGTTCAGATAAAACAAAACAGAAGCGATCAAAATCCCACCAAAAATCTTTATTGCATTGGCCCAGATATTGACGCGCTCCATTTTCATTTTATCTACTACTCTTTACACTTTTTGAGTTAATTTTCTTGATAATAAATTTCAAGATTGCGCTTCTTTTA